ATTTAGGTTTCACTGGTTTCAGAAGAGGTTCTTATGACTTCTACAAGTCTGACTTCAGATACTTAAATGACTTAGCTACAAGAGGTGGTATTAATGCTGCTAACGCTTCAGAAGCAATTAGAGGGGTTATGATTCCTGCTGGTACTTCTTCAGTTTATGATCAAACTGTAGGATCTAGCATTAAGAGACCTTTCTTACACGTTAGATATAGAGCTTCACAAACTGATGACCGAAGAATGAAGTCTTGGGTTACTGGTTCTGTTGGTGCTGCTACATCTGCTTTAGATGCAATGCAATTACACTTCTTAACTGAAAGATGTTTAATTACTCAAGGTGCTAACAATTTCATGTTAATGAAATAAGCATTTATTATTTAAGGATCGAGGCTTCGGCCTCGACCCTTTCTTTTTATTAATTTTATTATATATTATATTATGGCAAAAAAACAAAAAACACAAGAGGTAGAGGTACCTGTTGTTGAAACTCCAATAGTTGAAACACCAAAACCTAAAAAAGTTCAACCTGCAAAACCAAAGTGGGAAATAAAAGATAGAGTTTATTATTTAAAAGGCAATAACAAACCAATTTCTAGATCAATAAAATCAGCAAATATATATTATTTTGACGAAGAAAAAGGTTATGAAAGAGAATTAAAGTATTGTCAAAATCAAAAAACTCCTTTTGTAGATGAAATGAAAGGAGATCAAAGATTAGAGCATATTGTTTTTAGATCTGGAAGTTTATTTGTTCCAAAAGAAAAAACAACTTTGCAAAAATTACTTTCTTTATACCACCCAAATAAAGACAATTTATATTACGAACACAAGCCTCAGGTTGTTGCTGAAAATGAGTTAAGTGTTTTAGAAATGCAAGCTGACGCTATTATAGCGGCAAGAAATCTTGATCTTGATATGGCTGAAGCAATAATGAGAGTAGAGATTGGCTCTGAAGTATCTAAAATGAGTTCTAAAGAACTTAAAAGAGATTTACTTGTATACGCTAGAAACAACCCTGAATTGTTCTTAGATCTTTTAAATGATGAAAATATTGTTCTTAGAAACTTTGGTATTAAAGCAACAGAGGCTCGCATACTA